GCTTCCTCTCCCCGCCCTTCCTTCATCACTTTGCCCTCTCGGATGAGTTGGCGAATGATGAGGTAACCCCGCTGAACATTTCCATCCACCGCATTGGTCACATCGGTTTGCGTCATTGGCTCGGTCAGCGATAGAACCTTTTTCAAATCTTCTTGCCAACGCACTTTGCGAGGGTCAATCGGATTCGGGGCAGTTCCATCATTCACTCGAATTGCATTGTCCAAATCGAATCCGTTATGTCCAAGACGAAGTTCCACATTGTATAGCTTGCCATAACGATTCTTGGTGCTGTATATCACCCGCACATCTTCATCGGTCACGCTACTCCGCATCATATAGTTTGCGTCCACGGCGTGAGGAATCAGAGTTGAACCCCGATAGTTGTTGCTCTTGGTCACGTGAAGAATCAAACCAAGAACGCACTCTGTCTTTTTGCTACTCTTGATAAGTTCGTGCAAGCAGTAACTTTCTTTCTCCCTGCCATTCATCTTTCTTGCGGTGGTCAGACATTGAAAGCTGTCCACCACCATCACATCCACTTGGCTCATCATTTCAATTACTTTGTCCACATCAGTTTGAATGGCGATGTTCACATCTTTCAAACCCAAACGCCGACAAGTGTATGCCAACATTTCCCTGCTTTCTTCGCCAGAGATATAGGCAGTTTTAATTCCCACCTTGGTCATGCAATTTAACATCTGCAATAGGAAGGTAGTCTTGCCAAGACCAGCACCCGCCGCAAGTGTAAAAACTGTGCTGGGTAGCAGACCATCGCCCCCGAAAATCTTATCCAGAGTTTCATTGCCAGTTTTTAATCGGCGGTTGAAAAGGTCGGGAATAACTATCTCGCTGACCTTTGTCAGATTGGTTTCGTTGTGCGAGAGGTTCATCACCGCCCCGCTGTTAGGTGTCGTTGCTGTTGTTGTGTTGCTCATGGGTTGCAGAATGACAGATTTTAGAAATGATACAAGAAAATAATTATATATTTTATGGATGGGGGTGAGTTATTAAAACAGCTAATACCCTTTATGAGTTCACCTTATTCATAAAGATAGGAGTGTATTCTCCCACATATGCACCTTCGGTGTTGTAGCTGAAAAACTCTTCTGCTTCATCAGGACTCATATCCTTCTCCAATATCTTGATGCATTTTGCCCTGTCATAGATGGCCACATTCTTTCCGCTAAACGCACTACCAATTCCAATGAATGCACCATCAAATCCATCTGCCAGTAATATTTTGTTTGCTTCATCTGGATAATATTCCTCGATGAATTCGCTGATTATTTTACGACTGGGATTATTCTTTTTTATTTTTTTCATTTTATTCTTTGCTTACTCCTTTGCTTTCTCTTTTGTTTTTTCTTTTCTGCCCGTTATCAAATATTGTTTGATGTATTGGCCATTGAGGTTTTGTATGTTTACTTCACTATACTTCCTGCGATAAATGGTATCGGCAAGAAGAATAGGATCTTTACAATAATAAGCATCTCCGTTTCTGTTGAATACACGCCAAAGACCTTGTCCAATATTAACAAGATTCTTCAGCTTGCTTCTTAACTTGCTTGTTATTCTCACTCCATTACCCTCCTTTGGTTTTGTTTCATTTGAGATAAGCACATCTTTTTCTTTGTTACAAGTCTTTTTTTTCAAAATCTTCTTCTTCATTACTTGATGTATTTATTTCAAAAAGATTTTATATATTATAAAAAAAGATTGTGTCGGGGGATGGAGCTCGTGGGAAATTCTCCCAGACCTGAATCCTGAATCCTGCTTAGGGGATGCCGTCGATGTTACCTGAATTCATATATCCTTGCTTCTATCTGTCACTTTTTGACAGTTAAAAGGGATGGCAAGATCCTGGGAAAACTCCGGGCACCACCCTGATGCGGTGGTGTTCTAAAAAAAAGAGCACTGTAAGACTGTTACAGTTTTCGGGCGCTGCGGGAGCGGCCCTTGTTCACGCGTGTTTATCAATCAGGCGGCGGCATTTGTTCTGCAGGGCTGCGATAGTGTCGTCCCCCAGATCATATTCCATGTGGAGCTCCTCCATCAATTCTGGGGACTGCAGGGCTGCAAGTGTGGCATGTGCCATGACCAATATTTCACTTTCATCGAAATTCATTTTATTTTATATTATTTTGGTTCAGATGTCCTGGACGAAATTGATTGCTTCTTTTCTTATATACCATGGCCAAGGTAGATTACAATCAATCAACACAGTGTAATGCTCAGTGTTGCTGACACCGGTTATCTTGCCACGTAAAATATTCCCGTCATCTGTTTCAAATGTGACGCTGCGGCCCACATTCTTTTCCATCTGCTCCAGCTGCATCTCTTCATCTGTTGATATCATGGTATTTTCTCCTCACATGCTTGCTGGATCAACGTTTCTATTAGACAGGTTTGACCCTCAGACAGGTTGTTCCTTGATGATTGTTTTATCATAATATTATATAAAATGAATTAGGGCCCGACCACATATTGTCGGCCCATGGGATCTACTTTTAATGTTCCTTCAGCAGCGTCGCCCACATACAGTTTCTCATTCTGATTGTACGGGTTGATCACATAGTGACGGTTAAACGTGTCCCGGGGCGCCATCACGTATGTCATGTTGTGCGGCACCACCGGACTAATGTTGGGTGGCCACAGTCCTCGGCATGTGTTGAGACCTGTGCTGCAGAGCAACACGGTTAAAACAAATACGATAAACTCGCTCATGTTAGGGCCCGACTACATAGGTGCGACCCACTGGATCGCGCATGATTTTTCCTTCGGCTGCATCTTTCACATACAGTTTTTCATTTTTGTTGTACGGGTTGATCACATATTTCCGGTTGACGGGATCGCGCGGTGCCACCACGTAACTTTGATTTTGTTTGTTTGCTGCGTTCACACCCAGTCCAACGCCTGCACCTGCAGCCGCTCCAGCCACTGCTCCTATCGCAGCTCCTGGCGGACCGGCCAATGCACCAATGGCAGCGCCAGTTCCTGCGCCCACCACCGTACTGCCCGCCACGGTCGCAGCGCCTGGATATAGACCAGTGTCGCTGTCAGATCCACCGCGCATGCCATTGCAACTGCACAAAGCTATGGGAAATAAAATATATAATCTTTTCAAAATGTTCAAGTGTGCTTTCCGGATCAACCGTTCTAATAGATAGACTTGCCCTTCAGACAGGTTGATCCTTGATCATCATGTTGTTATTTTTTGCATATCCCTTTTGGGATATATATTTTGCTTTTTATAAAGTATACTACTTTCCGCTGGGATATGAAACCACTGTCCTATTGGTCGGAACATGCTGCAAAGACATAACAACATGGTTCACGGAAAATAATATAAATTGTTATCGAGCAATCATGTTTCTTTTGTTTGATCTGATCATGGTGGTTCTGGTCGCATCTTCATTTTCTTCTATTTTTTTAAGCAATTTCTCCACACTTGATTTGCTTTGCGGCGACAGATACATGTCCACATCATTCTTTTTCTTTCCTTCATACTCAACCACACTGATTTGCACATCACCAGATTCTCCAATCAAGCTGTCCGCAAACTTTTGATCAAAATCAATGGTTTCATTCATGCCTGGTTGCATTTGAAAACAACTCAGGAAAGAATCAATTTTCCACATGGCACGTTCAGTAAAGGTCAAGTAATCCCAGACAAAGTTATTGTCAGAACCTCGCATCTTTATTTCCAGCATTTCATTACCGGCTCGGCTAGTGGTTAACCTTGCTTCTTGAATGGTTAATGTGTAAATGCCTGGTTCCAGAACAGAACTGACAGGTTGACGGTTTTTATATGTGTATTTCATATATATTATTTCTTGTGCTTGCCGTTCAGGTTGATGGCGCTCTGCAGCACTTCCATGCTAATGTCAGGCAGACCGTCTCCGATACTCAGTTGTTCGCGCACCTGCTGCACGTTCAATCCTTGACGCAGCAATTTGAGCGCGGGACGGCTGATGTACTGGCTCTTGAATTCTGCAGGTTTGGTTCCCAGATAACCGCTGCCAGCAGTGCGTGTGGTGCCTGTGATCAGGCAGACCAACTTGCATGTTTTACCTTCGCTTTTGCGACCCCGACGTGTTTCAGTATTTGTGTTCATATTATCTTCTTCTTCTCCAATTTTATTATTTTCAGAAATGGCCAGAACAGCAGCATCTGCTGCTTTCTTTCCAGCAACTTCATCCAGATATGTGATAGTCATATTTCTTATATAAATGAATATTTTAAATATGCAATACATTTTTTACAAAAAAGATGCAAACACTTGATATGCAAAGGAATATTTTCGCAATAATGTATTATTTTGATAAAAAAACATTATATATTTTATAAAAAAGCATTTATAGGGCCCTATAAATCTGATGCAAAAATGCTGCGGGCCGTGCAACTTTTCTATTAGAAACACGAGTTGAATTTTTGGTCCGGGCAAAATTGCGCAGCGCGATGCTGCCGGTTGATATTGCCTGGGTGATGAGCGGCTCCATAAAATTATGCTGCAACTAAATCAACTGCAGATTGTATTTGCTTTTGAGCATTTTCAAACGCCGCTTCAGTTCAAACAATCCTTTGTTCTCCAGCTGCCGCACCCGTTCGCGCGTGATGTGCCATTCTTTGCCCAACTCATCCAATGTGGGCAAGTGATCTCGATCTTTTTCAAAACCAAAACGGGCCCGCAGTATGTCGGATACGCGATGATCCATTTGATTCAACAATTTGTTTATTATCTCATATTCCTCTTCACCATAAACTGGACTTTCAATTTGTTCAGGAATTTCCATGCATTCACCGTCTTCGCCCGGAGCATCCAGATCCACGCGGCTGCAGATCCTGCTCAAAGAGCGGACCGTGCTTTTGCTTAATCGACTGTCATCGTTGCTCACACCATGACCCAGCTGCTTCTCCAGTTCATGCTTTTCATGGTAAGCACTGGACAGTTCATCATTAAACCGGTAGGGCACACTGACCGCATGGCTGTTTTTTTGAATAAACCGGCGCATGCCATTCTTGATGTACAGGGCGGCATAGGTGCCAAAGCTGGCTCCTTTGCCGTTCTTCCAGCGGCGAGCCGCCACATATAACCCAGGTGTTCCGGCCATGATCAGATCATTATAATCATAACCAACCGGCGGATGATATTGATGAGCCAGATAAATCACCAGCTTCATGTTGTGCAGCACTATCTTGTCCAGGAAATGGCGCCGACCCTTTTTGAATGCTTTTTGATATCTTTCAATAATATCATCTGATAATACAGGCAAATCCTGACCCAGTTGTATGCTATTACTATTACTATTACTATTACTATTTGTTGTTTGCTCATTGATCATAAAGATTTGACAAGCAATACAAATAGTTGTTCAATCATATGCTAATGTTCTTTGTTAAATATAAAATTTTTAATTCTTAACAAAATGTATAATGAAAACAGCATGCCCACACCCAATGTCCATATGAGCGATGCCACAATCAACTGCAACAACACATAGTAAACTATAACAATCCATTGGCAGATGCTTTGCATAATACTATCTTATCTTATCTTATACTATCTTATCTTATCTTATACTATCTTATCTTATCTTACCTTACCTTATCTTATTTTATCTTATCATTGCCCTTGTTATTGCAAATGCCCCGGCAAAGCGGTTCCTTTAGCGAAACAGATGCCCTGTGGAGCCATCTTTCTAATAGAGCAACTGTTCTAATAGAGCAACTGTTCTAATAGAGCAACGAAACTCTAATAGAAACGAAATTATTATTATCTTATTACTATTATTATCTGCTGGGGCAGGGATCGAACCTGCGACCAATGCATTAACAGTGCACCGCTCTACCTCTGAGCTACCCAGCAAAGTACCGGGTATTTAAAAAACTATTACTATACGCAAGCTTTAAAACAGTTTGTTTGTTTAAAAGGTATGTTTAGATATAATGGTTTCACTCGCACATTATTATCAAAATTATAAACAAACTGTGTTGCTTTGTTATTCATTTTAGCACTGTATGTGACAATCTTGTTGCTTTCATACACGCTGATGCTGGCATGATCTGCAAACACATTAACATCCACTATATCATTCATTTTATGCTTTTTTGCATAACCGCGCTTTATGCTACGCGCAATTGCGCAATTTGCCGGATCATGCTGTTTGCCACTCTTTATATCATTTTTTGTTATTTTCAAGTTCATGAAAATATTTAACGCAAGCAATATAACTTTTGCAAAAACGGCAATTAATGATATTTTGAAAATAATTAATATAAAAAAATATATGAAAAAATATATAAAAAAATAAAAAAGGATGTGCGGAGGGGTCAGTACTTATAATTTATTTTGAATATAATTTCCCACTCCTGCTTCATAAGCCATAAAATACCTGATCGGGTATAAATGTCCATAAACATTTATTTATATACCCTTTCGGGGCTTATTCTTAACATGAGCAAACCATAATCAAAAACCCAGTATTTATAATTTATTTTGAATATAATTCCCCCTTTGGCTTTTATAAGGCACAGACCCATTCATGCTTGGTTTACCACCTTCATTTCAAACTTTATTTATAATTTATTTTGAATATAATTCCTCCTGAATCTCTAATATATCCAGAAC